GAAAATTACAAAAATTGTGTTGAAGAGGTAAAAGACAAGAACGGTAAAGTAATTAAATATCATGACGTTGTTCGAACGTTACGAGGTGAAATTTTATTAGTCGGTTTTGGAGTAAATCACCATCATAAAACAAAAGGTTTGAATGCCTTTAATAATTTTATTGGTGCTCATGATTGGTTAGATGTTTACCCAGATGGAGAATTAGAAATCCTAGGAAATGTTGACTTTTTTGGGAGGGGCAGCGATGAATAAACAAGAATTTATTGAAACGTTAGAAAGTTTAGAACGTGATTCATTCAACGAAAATTACAACGAAGGATATGATCAAGCAGTTCGTGACTGTTTAGCTGTAGCAAAACAACTAGACGAACCGAAAAAAGTCGTGGTACCGAAGTTCATGGCGGATTTTATAGAAGACGGCAACAATTACGATAAAATAGCGTTCTTAGTACATCAGAAGTATTTAGGTATCAACTCGCTCATGAGAGAATGTCCTGTTAAAGACTGGCTTATGTCTGTTGACTATGAAACTGTATTAAGTTTAGTCAACGGCTACGAAGTCGAGAAAGAGCAATTGTATTATGTTTTATTGCCAGAGATGGGAGAATATGAATCGAAATACTTTTTAGATCAAGACGGTGAACTGAGTGTAGATAATCAACTTTGTGAATATTATAAATTAACTGAACAAGAAATCAAATCAATTGACGAGCGCTATTGGCCGTTTGCTGTGAAAGTGTAAGTAATGATAAAAAATAAAAAGCCGGATTCCTCCGACTGTAATCAATATTCTGGACACGAATATTATACCACAACGGGGGAATCAAAGGATGGTACTTTTTGACGTAAAGAAATATGAAACACCAGATGCAAAGGATGTAGACATGGAACAAACTAAACATAACGTCAGTGTATTCTTGTCTGCGTACCTTGCTGCTAGATGTCGTGTTGGCCAGCCGAGGGAACCAAAAGTAACAGCTTCATTCTCTTTGGTTCCACCATCAACGGCCAATAACGTTTTCGAAGCCGAACAAATGTTAATCCAGAAAGAAGAAGCCCAAGAAGAGTTTGATTACCTTCATAAGCTTTTTGTTAGAGGTTATTCTGCGATTCAACATCCGCACAAACCAGATGTAACGGAGAGAAGAAAAAGAATCTTCTATGATCGCTATATCAACGGCAATCCAATCTATCTAGCAGCACAACGAAACTGTATCAGTGAAGAATCAGTGAAACAAGAATCTAACATGATCATTGTTCAATTCGCTTCGGCACTGGAACTGGTTGCTTTTAAGTAGCCATTTATTACACTTTTTATACCTCTTTTATACACTTTATCTACACTTCATATACCTTCTAAACGAGTTATTATGATAGTGTCAAAAAAATAAGAAATGCGACACACTTACACAAATACATTAACGGAACGATTGCCTACTTATTTTTTTGATTTGAGATTACAAGAAAGTAAAAAAATTCTACTTTCTTCGTTTAGTCACTTGTGATCTCATTTAGATTCTCTCGCAAACCACCAATTATAAAACTAAAGAAGTGAGGTGAATTTCCTCTCTCTTTTTTCTACAGGTTTGCGAGAGTTAATGGAGCATAGCTTAATCGGTAGAGCAGCGGTCTCCAAAACCGTTAGTATAGGTTCGAGTCCTATTGTTCCAGTAAGTGGCATAAGCTGCTTAAATAATATAGATCGTCAATGAATGTTCGGACAAACAAATTGGCGCTACTACCTTTCACGAGGGCTGCATATAAATGCAGCCCTTTTTGTTTTAAGTGTAGTAGATTTTTCATTTTGAAAGGGGATAAGTAAGACAATGCGTGTATTAATTAGAAGTTCAGCATCTGGTTCAGAGTATTGGGATACCGAAGAAAAAAGAAATGTGTTTGTACCTAAAGGTCAAGAACCTGATTTTGAAGTTACTGAAAATCCTGAATCAATGCTAAGTAAAGAAGCTGATTTATATGTTGGTGGTTTACCAATTACTGTTGGGAATGTAACGATTGATACTGATGGGATTAAAGGCGAACGATTATTAACAACTGCAAGTGCTGATGATGATGATGAACAAGATGAGCTTGTTTCGTCTGATGATGAATCTGTTGTATTAGAAGAAATGAATGTAAAAGAATTGCGTGAATATGCAAAACGAAAAGGTATTGAGATTCCAAGTGCTGTACGTGCAAAAGGTGAAATTCTCAATATTATTAAAGAATCTGAATAATGCGCTATTGTCAGTTTGAAGGTTGCTCTAATACAACAGAAAAAGGGGCTTATTGTTCCGAACATGCTAGGAAGTCTAGAAAAAAGAAAAAACCAAGCAATGTTTATCATCATGACAACAAATCATTTTATCGAACAAAAGCATGGCAAGATGTCGCTGACTTTGTCTATGAAAGAGAAAACGGCTGTTGTCAAAGGTGTGGTCGTTTTGTGTTTGGAAGGCAAGCACATCGGCATCATATAATACCAATCAAGAAGAACGAAATGCTCAAACTTGATCCAAACAATATTCGTTTATTGTGTCCAAAGTGTCATGTGATTGAGGAAAATGAAGCGGATGAGAAAAAAGTTTTTCCATCTTATTTTAAAAAATGAAGCCCCCCTATCAATTTTGATTCAAAATTTTTGTCGGGGGATAGGGTAGGGGGCAGTCACGCGTGTCGTTAGGTCAAAAATTTTAAAAATAAAAGGGGGGTGTATAAAAAATGACCACAAAAGCGCAACGCAAAGCGATTATTGATGAAAAAGTTAATCACGAAAAAACGCGAATTTTAGAAATTATGCGCAAGTCTGATTTATACACTATTACTCTTGATCCATTGATTGAATCATACTTGGATATTTTTGAAGTTTACCAATACAAATACATGCTGTGGAAAGAAAAAGGATTTCCCGAAACCCAAAAAACAACAAACAAGGCTGGAGCTACTAACAATAGCAAGCATCCACTAGCGCAACAAGTCGAAGTTTGGGCCGATAAAAAAATGAAAGCATTGGATTTATTAGGATTGACCAATAAGTCAAAAACAGGCAGACAAATTACTGGTGGTTCAACAGCTAGAGCAGATGAAGAAATGAAACGGCCAGAAGAAAAGCCTGTAGATGAATTGGCAGAACATCGGAAAAAATGGCGTAAAAAGGCAGGGAATGAAACATGATTGAACCTGGTGTAAATTATGCTGATTTATTTGCGAAAGAAGTTCGAAAGCATTCTAAGAAATATCCAAAAACGGTTCGTTTAGCAATAGATCGTTGGTATCGATGGAAGAAACGAAAAGATATTTGGTTTGATGTTGATCGTGCAAATGAAATGATGGACTGGGTAGAATCTTTTATTGTTCATACAAAAGGCGATATGGTAGGTAAACCATTTATTTTAGAGCCATGGGAAAAATTCATTTATTCTTGGATTTATGGCTGGGTAAAAGAAAATGAAAAAGGGCAAGTAGTCCGTGTTACTCGTGAGGCATACGTACAAATACCAAAGAAAAATGGGAAAACATTAATAGCCGTAGGGGCGTTGGGGTATGCTATGTATGGCGAAGGTGCCTTATCTGTCGATTGCTATGCATGTGCTTCTGATTTTGCGCAAGCTCAGTATGCTGCTAAGCCTTTTGCCGCTACTATCCTAAATAATCCAGTGCTATTAGATGGGACTAAAATATTTAAAGGTCCAAAAGGCACCGTTTCAAGTATTACGTATGACTATTTACATGGAGATATGGCTTATACAAATAAGTTTATTGTTCAGACAAAAAACATTGATAACATAGAAGGTTCCAATCCATATTTTGTTTTAAATGATGAGCTGCATAAACAAGAGAAAATGGAGCAGTACGATAACTTTAAATCTGCACAAATTTCATTGCCACAGCCGTTAATGTTTAATATTTCTACAGCTGGTAAAGGAAGTAGTTCGGTTGGTATTCGTGTTTATAAAGAAGCAAAAGAAGTCTTGAAGCGTGATGATAATGATTCAAACTTTGTTTTGATTTATGAACCAAATAAAGGATACGATTGGACAGATAAAAAAGTTTGGGAAATGTGCAATCCTAACTGGGGAATATCTGTTGATTTGTCTGCTTTAGAATCAGCCTTTAAAACTGCGCAACGTTCCGCTCACTCGAAAGCTGAATTTTTAACGAAGCATTTAGATGTGTTTGTGAATGGTGCAGATAATTTCTTTGAACAAGATCAAGTGGAACCGTGTTTGGTTCCCACAAATGAATTAGGAAACTTAAGTGGGGAGCCTTGTTGGATTGGTTTGGACTTATCTAAAAGCCGAGATTTAACTTGCGTATCATTAAATTTTCCTACATGGGATGCCGAAGGAAGAGCGATACTCAAAGTAAAACAATTATATTTTATTCCTAGTGAAAATATTGATTTTCGAGAAAAGGAAGATAATGTGCCGTATTCTGAATTAGCAGAACAAGGATTTGTTGAATTTTGTGATGGTAAGTTAATTGACCAAGAACAAATATTTCATTTTATTGAAGATTGCATGGATTTTTATGATGTTCAACAAGTCAATTATGATCCAGCAATGAGTGACCGATTAGTTGAAAAATTGGAAAATTTAGGCTTGGAATGTGTGCAAGTTGATCAGTACGCAAGAGTATTGAACTCGCCGCTTGAAGATGCCGAGCGATTATTTTATGAGCAAAGGATTATGTTTGATAATCCTTTATTTTTGTATTGCGCTTTAAATGTGGTTGTCAAAATGGATTTTCAAGGTCGTAAAGTACCAAGTAAAAACCAGTCAAAGAAAAAGATCGATGGATTTGTTGCTTTTCTTTGTGCGCATAAGGAAACAATGGATCAAATGATTGATGTAAACGAAGATGATATGGATGAATATTTAGATTCTATCTATCGATAATAGAAAGGCGGTGAGATTTTGAAGCTAAGAGATAGACTTTCAAATGCAGTATATGGATTTTTGGAAAAGCGTGGCTGGATTGAAGATATTTATGGCAATGTAACAAGATATTCACAACGTTTTGTTAACGATTCTTCTATTATGGAATCGTCTGATGTTTATGAATTGGTACAAGATATTTCTAATCAAGTTGCACTAGCAGAGCCAGTAGTAATTGGCCCTGATGGCGAAGAAGTCAAAAACCATTTCTTGCTAAACATATTGAAAAATCCTAATGATTATTTAACTGGTTTTGAATTTGCAAAGCTTGAAACAAATACATTGTTAATCAATGGAGAAGCTTTTCCTATTACAGATAATGACCAGTTACATTTAGGATATGGTGTTCAAACGAAATTAGATGATCGTTTGATTGAAAAATTTTCAATGAATGGCCAACCAATACCAGGGAGTATGATTCGTCATATAAAAAATATTGGTGTGGATTCCTTAAAAGGTGCTGGAATTATTGATCTTGCAAAAAGCACGCTAGAAGGTGTTTTAAGTGCTGAAAAGGTTTTGACAGAAAAATATAAGAAAGGCGGCTTGCTCGCTTTCTTGTTAAAGCTGGATGCGCATATCAATCCAAATAACAGCGCTCAACAAAAGATAGTAAAAGCTATTTTAAATCAGTTGGAAGAAACGCAAGATAATGATAGTCATTCAGTTAAAATGATTCCTTTGGGTAAAGGATACTCAATTGATACTTTAAAAAGCCCAATTGATGATGCAGCTATTCTTAATTATTTGGGTGTTTACAAAAAAGACCTAGGAAAATTTTTAGGAATAGATGTAAATACTTATCAAGCATTAATGAGAACAGATATTGAAAAAGCAATGATGTATCTGCACAACAAAGCAATTAAACCAATATTAAAAAATAAGAGCGAGCATTACTCGGCTCTTTTTTTTGTGCCTAATTCTGGTTATCGAGTGGAATGGAAAATTAATATTTTGGACTTTGTACCTTATTCCACCAAAACAAATATTGGGTACAACATTGTTCGAACTGGTATTACCAGTCCTGATAATGTGGCAGAAATGCTTGGTTTTCCTAGACAAAATACTAAAGCAACACAAGCCGTCTATATTTCAAATGATTTAACGGAAATCGGCAAAAAGAATGCTACCGATAATTCATTGACAACAGAGGATGACTTGAAGGGAGGTGGTAAAAATGAAGAAACAGGAAATTCGGACATTTGACATCACAAACCTTAAAACAAGAAGCGAAGAAGATAGTCAAACACAGATTGTTACTGGCTATGCGGCGGTGTTTAATAGTCCAACAGAATTATGGGAAGGCCTAAATGAAGTGATTAAGCCTGGAGCTTTCAGTCGTGCTTTGTCAAATTCTGATGTTCGTTGTTTATTCGATCATGACTGGGGCAAAGTATTAGGGCGCACAAGAAGTGGAACTTTGAAACTTGAAGAAGATGATAAGGGACTACGATTTGAAGTGGAGTTGCCCAATACAACCGTTGCCAATGACTTGATTCAATCAATGTCACGTGGGGACATTAATCAGTGTAGCTTTGGTTTTTATCCAACGGAAGAAACTTGGGATTATAGTTCAGACCCAGTTTTAAGAACTATCCATGAAGTCGAATTGTATGAAGTTTCTATTGTTTCTTTACCTGCTTACGAAGATACAGAAGCAGCATTAGCAAGAAACAAACAAGAAATGAAGCAAGATATTAAAACTAGAAAAAAATTAATTAAAAAAATCAAAACAGCGCTTGAAGCGTAGGAGGAATTTATTATGAACAAAGAATTATTGCGTCAATTACAAGCTCGTCACGAGAAACGATTAAGTGATTTACAAGGCAAAATTGAATCTGGAGAAGTGCGTGAAGCAGATTTAGATTCAGTTAATGAAGAAATTGATGGTTTAATCGATGAATTAAAAGCCATTAAAGCTGAATTAGGGGATGATAATTCAGAATCTGGTGACGGTAAAGGCGATGATGGAACCGCCAAATCCGATAATACTGATGATGAAAATAAAGAAGATCGTGAAAAAGATACGAACGAAAATAACAATGATAAAAACGAAGAAAATCGTGGCGGCATGATTAGTCAAGAACAGCGTGATGGCTTGTTACGCACAATTCATGAAGGAATGGAGGCTAGAAATGCGATGTCTAATGAACAACGTGAAAAACAAATTCGTAAAGCATTTGCTGATTTTGTTATTGGTAATATTTCAGAAAGTGAAGCACGTTCATTAGGTATTGAAACAGGCAATGGTTCAGTGACAGTACCAGAAGTGATTGCCTCCGAAGTGATTTCTTATGCTCAAGAAGAAAACTTGTTGCGTAAATACGGAACGGTGATTCGCACGGCTGGTGATGTGAAGTATCCAATTCTTGTGAAAAAAGCAGAGGCTAATGTAAACAAAAAAGAACGTACGACAGATATTGCTGAAACAGCGATTCAATTTGACGAAATTTTACTTGATCCAGCAGAATTTGATGCATTGGCAACTGTAACGAAAAAACTATTAAAAATGTCTGGTGTGCCAGTAGAAGATATTGTTGTAGAAGAATTGAAAAAAGCATATGTTCGCAAAGAAATTAATTATATGTTTAATGGCGACGATGCAGGAAATGAAAACCCAGGAGCTTTAGCTAAAAAAGCTGTTGCATTTGAAAAACCTGTAGATTTAACAGCTGCAGGTGCTGGTCAAAAACTATATGATGCATTGATTGAATTTAAAAATACACCAGTAACAGAAGTAATGAAAAAAGGTCGTTTTATTATTAATCGTGCAGCTTTAACTGCTATTGAAAAAATGAAAACAGATGATGGCTTCCCATTGTTACGACCATTCACGCAAGCAGAAGGTGGTATTGGTTATCAATTAGTTGGTTATCCAGTTGATTGGACCGATGCAGCAGATAAAAAAGGTGAACCAGATACACCAGTATTATATTTTGGTGATTTTTCTGCTTTCAAAATTCAAGAAGTTATTGGAGCGTTAGAAATTCAAAAATTGGTTGAAAAATTCTCTGGAAAAAATCAAGTTGGTTTCCAAATTTACAACTTGTTAGATGGCCAATTAGTTTACTCACCATTCGAGCCAGCTGTTTATCGTTATGAAATTACAAAACCAGTAGGTGGTTAATGTGAATAATGAAGCTGAAACATTATCTTTAGAAGAAAAATTCAAAGCACATATTTATTTTGAAGAGGGGATGGATGATTCCATGCTCTCTTTTTATTTAAATATGGCAAAAAATTATGTAAAAACTGCAACTGGAGGGCAAGAAGAATATTTAATTTTGATGGTTGCTGGTATTGCTTATGAATATCGTGTTTCAGAAGATGAATTAGATAAGGCGTTGAATGCGATCACGCCATTTATCATCCAAGGAGTGATTCAACATGCCGAAGAGGCAGACGAATAGGTTTCGTTGGAAAGCTGACTTGCTAAATGTAAAAGAAGAAACAGATTCGAACGATAAAGTAGTTACAACCTATAAACTTAACAGGCTTTTATGGTACGAAGATATTGGAGTAACTGCACAAGAAAAATATCTTCCACAGCAAGCCAAAACAGACGTTGTCAGACGGATTAAAGTGAGATTGGATAAATCTATCACAGAAAAGTTTAGCGCTGTTAGAATCGATTCTGTGACCTATAAAATCACTCGTATTTACACAAATATGGATAAACGAGAAATGGAGTTGAGTTTGGCTTATGTTGACTGATTTTGAAACATTTAAAAAGGCACTCTTGGATTCTGGCTATAAAGTTTTTAGAGATCAAGCACCAAAGAATACACCATATCCGTATCTTATTTATTCGTATATTGGAGAAACTCAAAAATGGGCTTCAAATAAATTTATTGTGTCTAAAGGATTATATCAAGTATCGCTTTTTACAAAAGGAATTGAACAAGATTTGAATCCGTTAAAAAAAAGCTTTAAAAATTATAGTATTCATTTTAATGGTTTTTCTTCTATACAAGGAGATGAAAATGATGATACGATTACTAATTTTTATACAGAGGTGACTATTTACAATGAGTAATAACGGATTTTTAGATATGGCTAATCATTTAGGAACGATAGCGGAAGTTACAGAAGAAATAACAAAAGAATCATTAGAAGAAGCTGCAAATTTTTATTTGAATAAACTACTTCCTAAAGTCCCTAAATCATTACTTAAAAAGAAACATATGCGAGATCAATTAAAAGTTGAAGTAACTAATGAAGGTGTAGAAGTAGTTTTTGAAGATACAGCTTTTTATTGGCGATTCGCTGAAAATGGAACAGTAAATCAAAAAGCGCAACATTTTGCCAGCGGAACATTTGAACAATATAAAAGTCAAATAGAGATGATTATGACTAAAAAAATAATGAATAAAATGAAAGGATGAGTATCATGTCAAGTATTAGTACGAAAGACAAACAATTATTATATCCAATTGGTATCGATGATTTATTCATTGTAATGTGGACACAATCAGAAACAGTAAGTTCGGGGCCGACATTTGATAGTGAAATTTGGAGATTGCCAAACATTGTAAAATTAGGCATTAAAGGTAATGGTAGCACAAAAGATAAATGGGCTTCTAATAAACTATTTGCACGTGTAAGTCGAGAAACACAGCATGAATTAACATTAGATCACGTGGCTATTCCAATTGCTATTTGGGATAAAATGAAAGGTGCTGTTAGTAAGAATGGTGTTTCTTTTTCGAAATCAACACCTAAAGAAATGCCATATTTTGCGGTAGGTGCTATTGGACCATTATCTAATGGTGAAAAAAGTGCTTTTTGGTATCCAAAAGTTCAACTTGCCATTGCGGAAGAACATGAATTTGAGACAGCAACCGAAGATATGGATATTAAAGATATTTCTTGTACGATGACAGCGACAAGTTTATTAGTTAATGATGTTATTAAATCAGATTATAATTCTGTTCGCTCTAGTGTAACTAATATGACTGTTGAAAAATTCATGAGTAAAGTAATTTATGATGAATCTCAGTTGGAGGATTCTTTACTTGGAGAAAGAGAGAGTGAATAATAATGGCAAAATTACGCGATTTAGTAAATGTAAATATTAATGTTGATTATTTAGAAATACAAGGAGAAAAAATTCCTATTATGTTTTCAATGTCAGCATTAGATTATATTCAAGAAGCTTATGGAAAGCCGTATCCTATTTTTGAAAAAGATTTGAATCAAATGCTACAAAAAGATCAAGTAACGTTACGTGGTAATGAATTAAAAATTATTCGCTCATTGATGTACGGCATGGTGCGAGCTGGTGGTACTGAATGTACGATTAAAGAGCTAGAAGGTGCCATTGCAATTAATGAAATTGTCAGTGCTTATGAAACGGTTATGGATGTTTTCGTGAACGGAAACTTCCAACAAAAAGATTTAGAAACAGTAAAAAAGCAACCGAAAAATCGAAACAAGCGCAGCCAAAATCGAAACAAGCGGAAGAAATAGAAATTCCTTGGGATTTTTATTTAAATGTAGCAATGGACTTGTTTGGTTGGGATGTAAATTTTTTTATGAACTGTACGCCAAATTTTTGGTTAAAGCAGTTCATTTTTTATTTGCGTAGAAATAATCCTGATGCGTTCGAGTTTGAACAGAATGATAGGATTTATACGATGGATCAAACACCATTTTTTAATTAGAAAGTAGGTGAGAATTTGGCAAAGCATGAATCAGACGTTGTTTTACGATTTAAAATGGATGGACAGGTACAATATGCACAAACTATAAAAGAAATTAATCAAGTGATGAATACCGCAGCAAAAGAGTACAAGGCTCATATTTCAGCATTAGGGAATGATGCTACTGCAACCCAAAAATTAGTAGCTCAACAAAAAAAGCTACAAGTGCAAACAGAAGCAGCTGAAAAACGTACAAAAATGTTACGAAAAGAGTATGAGGAATCGGTAAAAGCAACTGGTGAAAATTCAAAAGAAAGTAAAAAATTATATGATCGTTTGCTACAAGCCGAAACTGCCGAAAATAATTTAAAAAATGCGTTGGACAAAACCAATAAGGAACTTAAAGAGCAAGAAAAAGCTTCAAAATTTGCTGCAGATAATATAAAAAAAATAGGTGAAGCTGGCGAAAAAATTAAAGGAGTAGGTACTAAAATAACTGCAGGTGTGACAGTACCTATCATGGCAATAGGTGGTTTTGCTACTAAGCAAGCAATAGAAGTAGAAACACAATTTGCTAAAGTTTCTACTCTTTTAGATTCAAGTCAAGTTGATTTTCAAAAATATAAAAATGAAATTGCAAAAACTGCAACAGATATGGGTGTGTCCTTTGAAGAATATTCTGAATCAGTTTATTCAGCTATATCAGCATCAGTTGATCAAGCTGATGCTGTTAATTTTGTGGGTGATGCAGTTAAATTGGCTAAGGGTGGTTTTACTGAAACTGCAACTGCGGTAGATTTATTAACAACAACGATTAATGCATATAATTTAAAAGCTACTGATGCAGGAAAAATTTCAGATTATTTAATTTCTACTCAAAATTTAGGTAAAACAACTGTAAATGAGTTAGCTTCATCTATGGGGAAAGTAATTCCAATAGCTAATGCTAATAATGTAGGGATGAATGAATTATCAACTGCTTATGCTGTTATGACCAAAAATGGTATTGCTACAGCAGAAACTGGAACTATGGTAAAAGCCATGTTAAATGAGTTAGGAAAAACTGGTAGTCAAGCTGATAAAGCTTTGAAAGAGATTGCAGGAAAATCATTTAAACAATTAATGGATGAAGGGAATAATTTATCTGATGTCCTTAATTTGATGAATGAACATGCTCATAAGAATGGTTTAGCATTAAATGATATGTTTGGATCTGTTGAAGCAGGAACTGCAGCACTAACACTTTCAAAAGGTGAGGGTTCTGAATACAATGAAATTTTAAAACAAATTAATGATTCAGCAGGTGCTACTCAAGAAGCTTTTGATAAAATGGATGATACACCTGCACGAAAAATGGAAAAGGCGCAACTAAGAATTGCTGATGCAATGCGACAAGTTGGGGAAGTTGTGATACCTATAGTAGCTGATATTGCAGAAAAAGTTTCTCAATTTGTAACTGCATTTTCAAATTGGTTTGGTTCATTAGATGAAGGTTCAAAACAAACAATATTAATGATAGCTGGTGTTGTGGCTGCTATCGGTCCAGTATTAGTAGTTTTAGGAACACTTGCTAGTTCCATTAGTAGTTTGATTCCAGTTATTGCTTTTATCGCGTCACCAATTGGTTTAGTAATTGCGGCGGTTGCCGCTTGGGTAGCTGCAATCGTAGTTGCATATAATAAAATCGGTTGGTTTAGGGATTTTATTAATACATCTTTTAAAGTAATTAAAGATATTGTGGTTGGAGTATTTAATGTTTTGAAAGATACGACAAAATCTACTTTTGATTTCATCACAGGATTTATTGGTGGTGCCATGGATGGGGCTGCAAAAATTATTGGCGATTACGTAAATGCAATTAAGCGTATTTTTGGCGGTATCGTTGATTTTGTAACGGGAGTATTTACTGGAGACTGGTCAAGAGCGTGGCAAGGTGTTGTTGACATTTTTGGTGGTATTTTTGAAGGTATCGCTGCAGTAGCTAAAGCTCCAATCAATGCCATGATTACGTTAATCAATGGATTTATTGGTGGATTAAACAATATAAAAATACCTAAATGGGTGCCAGGAATTGGCGGTAAAGGATTTCATATTGGAAAAATTCCTTATTTAGCAGAAGGTGGAACTATTCTAAATGGTCAAGCCATTGTTGGTGAAGCTGGTCCTGAACTTTTAACCGCTAAAAACGGCAAGACAACAGTAACTCCATTGTCACCAGAAGAAAAAGCTCGTGGAATTGGTGGTGCTTTGAAAGGTGGTAACACTATTGAACAACATGTTCATATTGGCCAAGTAGATGCAAATAATCCGAGTGAGTTAGATCGAATGAATCGCAAGCTTTATAAAGCAAGTGCGCAAGCTTTCTATGACTTAGGAGGTGTTCCAACATGATTTTTATGAATCCTGATGAACCCAATTTCATTTGGAAAGATTTGAATGCAGTTCGTGATATGGGGTGTATTATCGAAAATGAGCTGTCAGAGGTTTTACCAAATAAACGATATGAAACGTATTCGATTATCGGAAGAAGTGGTGAATTTAATGAAACGTTCAATGATTATGAACCCTTTGATTATGAAATTGAAGATGTAACTATTCCATATGAAAATTTAGCGGCAGTCAAAAGATGGTTAACTGGTAAAAGTAAACTTATTACTCACAATGATGAAGATAAATATTTAGATGCTATTTGTACAATGAGTAAACCAACTTCATTCAAAAATGAATGGGGTGTTTTTTATACCTTTAACGTTGAATTTAGATGTCAACCGTTCAAAAGAAAAGTAAACGAACAACCAAAAGTGATTAAAACAAAATCAATTGAAATTACTGATCACGGTGATGAAATTGCTTTTCCTTATATCGAAATTAATTCAAAAGGTGGCGATATTACGTTAAACATTGGTAGTAACTCACTAACGATTTTGCGTACACAATCAGGAATCGTCACTATTGATACCGAAAAGGGAAAAGCAATACAAGAAGGAAATCCACTATTTACACGCGGCAGTTGGATAAAAACGAATCCCGGTCAAAATAAATTAAATATATCAGGAAATTTCACAGAAGCTAAGTTTTGGAATAGGAGCGCGTATTTATGACACAAAATTTTATTTATGCATATACGGCTATTCCTGAAAATTTAAATGATAACGGAATGGCTTTGCCAGATTGGCAAGATTTACCAGAAATTAATCGTGTGTTAAATGGTGCGTATCGATTCTATGGTAACTATGCAAGAGATGGCCAATATCGCTCGTACTTAAAAAAGGGAAACTTTTTAAAGGCACAAGTTGAAGATGGGTCATATCAATATTTTGAGATTTACAATATTAAAAAAAATCTGCAGTCAGTTTCAGTGACAGCAAGACACATTGGTTTTATGGCAAATAAGAATTTCATTATTAATTCATTTACTGCTAACGGAAATGGCACGCAAATCATGAACAATTTAAAAGCTGCATTAACGTTTAAGCAACGGTTTAACTATTTGTCGAATGTCGGTACTACACATCAATTTACAGCAAAACAAGTCGGACCAATTGATGCAATTATTGGTTCTAACAATGGCAATCAAAATTTAACAGGTGTTACTGGTGGAGAATTAGAGATGGATAACTTTAATTTGAAATTAGTAAAACAAATTGGAGCAAATAATGGTTTTAGAATTGATTTTGGAATTAATTTGGAAGCTATAGATGAAGACTATGACGACGAATCAATTATAAACAGTCTTTTTCTTATTGGTGGTGTACCAGACAATGATTATGACCAAGATAAAGAGCCAATCACGTATGGTTTTTTAGAAATTGCTGGTGTAAATGATAGTAACCGAAGAATTGGAAAACGTGAAAATTCGGAATGTAAAACAGTTGATGAGCTTAAAAAATGGGGCCAGTCATTGTTTGATAAAGATCGTATTCATGAACCGAAAGTAACGCATACTATTAGCATGGTAGCATTAGAACACACCTTAGAGTATGAAGACATGTACGAAGAGCTTTCTTCTTTGCATTTTGGTGATGTAGTACATGTGCGAGCAAAAGAAGTCGATATTGAAGTAACGGAGCGCATGGTGGAATATACTTGGTTTCCGACTTTAGGTAAATTTAAAAATATTGTTTTGGGGAATGATTTATCACTTTACACCTCAACAGTAAACAATCAAACTCAAGAGCTAAAACAAAAAATTGATAATCGGACAGAAACATTAGTACAAAATGTTTTAAATGCAACGGCATGGATTACTGGAAACAGTGGTGGACATGTCGTTTTTCGTCCAGAAAAAGCTCCGTCTGAAATTCTTATCATGGACAAAAACAAAGTAGCTACTGCAAAACGTGTGTGGCGCTGGAACTTAAATGGTTTGGGTTATTCCTCCAACGGCGTGAATGGTCCGTTCGAACTTGCTATGACTTCTAAGGGAGAAATCGTTGCTGATTTTATTAAAGTGGGCATTATTAACGCGAATGTTTTACAAACAAGCTTTAATAATGCAACAGGCGATGTACTAAAATTAGTAGCTGGTGCTTTGCAAATTTGGAACAATAAGAAAAAAATCATGGAATTGACTAAAAAAGGGATGGAATTTTGGAATGGCTCTAGTCATATTGGGACAATTGGTACGAAAGGAAATCCTTTTCCTGATTTAAGAGATGAAAACGGAAATCCAGTTATAAAAGATGGTAACTCACTTATCATAACTGGTGATGATCCAAAGACCAACGTTATTGGTTTTTCTAATAAAAAAGGTACTGGAATAGCTATTGCAGGGGGACAGCAATTTCATTTGGGAAATGATTTTTATTTTATTGGAATAGATGGTCAGGATAGTACGATTCACGCTAAAAAGTTATTTTTAAATGGCAAAGAAGTTATACCTGGTCAAAATGGTGGTGGCGGTTCTGGAGCTGGTACAGGTGGTTATCCATCAGAAGTTACAAGCGATGCAGATAAATTTGCTTGGGACTTATGGAGTTACCTATTAGCTAACGGATACAGCAAAGCAGCTGCTGCAGGTATCCTTGGAAATGTACAAGGAGAAGTTGGTCCAAGTATGAACCCAGATACCGAGCAAATAGGCGGTCCAGCTTACGGATGGGTTCAATGGGATGGTTCAGCGTATCCATTGGTAGGCGCCCCAACTTGGAATGGTCGAGAATATGTACAACGCTTAATCGCAGCTGCAGGTATCAAACAAGACTATAGGACGTCATTAGCTCAAGCTCAATTAATTAATTGGTGTATGTTCAATGGGCAATGGTTAGGACAAGTAAGTCCATTAACAGTTGATGAATTTAAAGTTGTTAGCTCGCCTAAAACCGCTGCTTATGCGTTTGAATTAAACTTTGAACGTCCAGCTGCAGCGCACCCAGAAAGACAAACCTATGCACAAGCATGGTATGACAAATTCAAAGATTTGAAAGCTTCTACTGCAACAGGAAAAGCTGGGATAGAACATTTGGAGACCTTAATGGGCAAATGGCTTGGTAATGGGCAATGTTATGCCGTTCCAGCCGAATATTCTGGTTTTATGGGCGGCTGTGGTTTAGGCGCAGGAACAATTTATGGCTTTTCGCATGTAATTGGTGATACATCATCTGCTGCAGATATTGGTGAAGCATATGATTGGAATGCGGTAGGTTGGCGAGTAATCCAAAATCCAACGTATCAAGATTTAGTAGTAGGAGCAATCGTCAATATTAGACGAGGTGGCCAATGGGGAACAGGTTGGACAGTAGACCCAACATATGGTCACACGGGCGTGATTTACGGCTTAAATAACGGACGTATCCAAACGATAGAACAGAATGCCGAGCAAGGACAAATTGTCGCAAAATATGACCGATTATATTTTGCTAATTCTATTCAATCGATTGTTATTCCACCAAAATAACGAAAGGAGGATTTTTCAATGGTTAAATGGCAAGCAACGCTAAGTACAACCGAACCATACAATTACATTGGGATTCAGAATGTACGACAAGGAAATCGAAACACAGAAGTCTTAGAAGCCATACTAGTTGAAAATGCTTTGCCACTTGATTTAACAGGTTGCGAAGTTTTTTTTGAATCGGTTATTGATAAGAAATATCCAATTCAACGTTCAGCAGAAATTGTGAATGCCAAAAAAGGGATTATTCACTATACCTTTGACGAATATTCTATGCAGTCGTTACACAGACAAGAAGCATATTTCAGTATTCATAAAGGTGATAACCTGATTGGTGCAACGCAAAACTTTTCTTACTTTGTAGTGAATGCTGCTTCGAAAACAGAAGGTGAAATGGGTTCTTATTGGCAGTCCATTGAAGATTTAATCGCGGACATGACCGCTTTTATCAACGAAAATAAGGGCGATTTTACTGATTGGATGAATGCTAGAAAAGAAGAGTTCGAAGCATGGCGAGATGCGCAAAAAACAGATTTCACTTCATGGTTTGAATCAATCAAAGATATTTTAAAAACGATTGATCCTGGCGGTACGATGTTAGCCGAGCTAATGGATGCACGTGTAGACATTCAAGGAGTGCGCCATAATTCAATTTCTGAACGTTTATTGGCAGATATGGAATATTTGTATCAGAAATTAGAGAAACGCTTATATACGTTAGAATATGGCGAAATAAGTGACTTGATTATTTTACAAGATGATGCTTTTTCGCTAAATCATGAAACAGAAATTGTTGGCACTGTTGATTATCCTGTGTCCGATGGAGCATTGGTTATCGCAACAGTTGATGATACAAAACAGAACGCTTATGTGTTTGAAAAAGTGGGTGAAATAAGTGGTTAAAGTAAAACGAATGATGGAAACCGAAGAAAATGGCGTGGAACGTCAGTTTTATCCTATTACACATGTATCCGCTGTTCGAGGATTAGAAAAAATTATTGCGGGTCAATCAAAAGTATTATCTGTTAATGGATATACTGGGGCAGTAATTATCACTAAAGCAGATTTAGGCTTAGAAAATGCACTGACAGAACTTCCTTATGCGACAGAAGAAACAGACGGTATTATCACTTCTGAAATGTTTCAACGATTGTCAAATGGCGAGGGAGGCGTGTATATTCTTCCAATCGCTACCACAGACGAACTGGGCGGAATAAAGGTTGGCCAACTGTTAGAAATTGCAGAAGACGGCACGTTGTCTGCGGTAAAACAAACAGATCAAAATTTCACCACTGAACTAAAATTGAAACTGGAAGAACTGAAAAATTATACTGCTGGAGCGAATATCTCTATTTCAGAAGATGGTGTGATTTCAGCAACTGGTGGCGGCGATGGCGGCGGAGTGAATCAACAATATGTCGACCAAAAAGTTCAAGAAGCCATTGACAGAATACCTGATATTACGTTTGAGAAAGTAGGCGAAGTACAATGACAGACATTGTTAAATTAAAACAAGGAGGAATACAGGTATTTCCTCAAACACATTGGAATGCCGTGGAAGGGAAACCGGAAGTATTAAAAGGTGAAAAGGGAGACCCTGGTCCACAAGGTCCAAAAGGAGATAAAGGAGATGTTGGTCCGCAAGGTCCAGCAGGGCAAAACGCTACAACGACAGACGTTGCAACCTCAATAAAAAATGGCTTGATGTCTAAAGAAGATAAAACAAAGCTAGATGGATTGCCAGCAATTACATTTGAAAAGGTAGGGGAAGTGTAATGACAACAGATATTGTTCAATTAAAAGAAAATGGCACTGTAAAGTATATGAAAACACACGCAGATGCTATCGATGGTATTGAAGGTAAATTAGTAAAGGCTGTTGGAAATGAAACTATTCTAGGTACTAAGGATTTTGCAGATGGAGCTCTTTCGAAAGGCAACGCAGTATTAACTCAAAATGGATTAAAATATAAATCATTTACGCCAACTGATCTTGATTCTTTACAAGGTGGATCTGTAACTTTTGAACGTTACGGTGACATTGTAACTGTTCAATTTACGATTCAAACGCGAATCGATAAAGATTTTGCAAAAGATCAAACGATTGTTTGGGGAATACCAGATGAATTTCAACCGAACACAGACAAACTATTTCCGTTAATTAATAGTGTTGGGAGTGGCGGAATTGTTAAATTTGTCAGTGGTGTTAGAATATCAGCTCAAACAACCATCGCAAAAAACACGTGGTATTGGGGAACAATCGCTTATATTGCTAAAAACAGATTATAATCAGGAGATGACATAGATGAAAACTATTTATAAAGTTTTGTATCCTGTGGGCTATGAACCACAAGAAGTAAATGACACATACAACGTTGCTTTGCCATACGTGGAAGAAAAACCACTTGAAGGTTTAGCAAATGAACAATCACAATTCTTTAATTTCTCGGAGCGAAAATGGGAAGAAGCGGTCACGCAAGATTATTCGAAGAAATTAAATCTGTTAGAAAATCTTTCAGCAGTATTAGAAGCAGATAACGCTGCTTTAAAACAAGCAAATGAAAAACTAGCTGCTAAAGCAGAATCATTAGCTCAAATCAATTCAAAGACTATGCTTACGTCGCTTCAAAATACTAAAGAAATTGATGCGATTAAAGAACAAATCGGAGGTGCAAAATAATGTATTCATATGATGACATTAAACTGATGTATGACTGGGGGCTATTCACTCCTGAACAAGTTGCAGAATTTGTACCACTTTGTATAACAGAAGATGAATTTACAAAAATGACAGGAAAACCGTTTAGCAAAGGCTAAGCGGTTTTTATTATTGGAGGAATTATTTTGTCAAATGAAATTGTTGTCGCTGTTATAGGATTAGTAGGCAGCACAATTGGCGCGTTTATTGGAGTTGTAGCTAGTGCCAATTTGACAGCTTACAGAATTGAACAGCTAGAAAAGAAAGTAGAAAAACATAATGGAGTAATTGAAAGAACCTTTAAATTAGAAGGTCGAATGCAAGAAGCGGAACATGACATAATAGAATTGAAAGGAGCAAAAAAATGATTCTACCAGATAAGTACTACAAGATTATCAAATGGGGCGTGCTAACAGTGCTACCTGCAAGTTCTGTTTTGGTTGCCACGCTAGGTAAAGCTTATGGATGGCAGCAAACAGATATGGCTGTTTTAACTATTAATGCCATAGCAACTTTTTTAGGAGTAGTAACAGGTGTGTCAGCATATAATTTAAAAGACAAGGAGAAGTAAAAATGAAAAAGAAAATTTTAGTAGGAGCGCTTGTCGCTCTATTTTTTATGCCCACAATAAATGTGGATGCATACCAAGTGGAGCAAGACCCTATTAATTTTGGTGGATACTTTCCAGGGTATGCAACCAATGAATTAATTGTCTTGCATGAGTCGGGGAATGGGAACAATGCTGGTCCAAATAGTTTAGACAACGAAGTGGCATATATGAAGCGGAACTGGACGAGCGCCTATGTTTCATATTTTGTCGGTTCTGGTGGTCGAGTGAAACAATTAGCACCAGCTGGCCAAATCCAGTGGGGTGCAGGTGCAACAGCGAATGCAAAAGCATATGCACAAATCGAACTCGCTCGAACGAATAATAAAGAAACATTCAAAAAGGACTATGCCGCATATGTAAATTTGATTCGTGATTTAGCTACACAGATTGGTGCAACATTTGACTTAGACGACGGCACAGGATACGGAATCGTAACACATGATTGGATTACTAAAAATTGGTGGGGCGATCATACTGATCCATACGGATATTTAGCACAGTGGGGAATTAGTAAAGCACAACTAGCACAAGATTTACAAACTGGACTTCCAGAAGATGGTAGCGAAGTTATTGTAAACCCCGGCAAACCTAATAAACCAAAATATAAAGTTGGTCAACACGTTCGTTTCACAACAATCTACAAAAATCCAGATGCGCCAATTGAACAACACATTAATGCTAATACTTTATGGACGCAAGTTGGAACAATTACACAAAAGCTAGACGGTCGTAAAAATCTATACCGCATTGAAAACAGCGGTAAATTACTAGGCTATGTCAACGATGGAGATATTGCGGAATTATGGGAAAATAGCAAACCAACACCAGCAAAAACTTTTACCATCGGTGTAAATGAAGGAATTGTTCTTCGCAACGGTGCGCCAAGCTTGTCAGCGCCTGTATATGGAATTTGGCCGAAAGGTTCACAATTTAAATATGATTCCGTTCGTGTGGCAGACGGCTATGTTTTCTTAGGTGGTTCTGATGTTAACGGAACACGCATTTATATTCCTGTTGGCCCAAATGATGGCAACCCAGACAATACTTGGGGTACTGGATATTAATAAAAAATGTAAAAGCTCTACTTCTCAATCATGGGGAGTAGAGCTTTTTTGTTTATTCGGTATAATTTATATATCTATTCGCTTGCCTTTTTTAATTTTTTGATGTAGATTTTATCTTGTTGTTATAGTCTATTTTGCTAATTTGAATTAAAATGATATTACGCAAACCCTTGTGAGTTCTAGTCTGTCTAAATGTGGTGTTGTAGAAAAAATACACCGTGAAACTAAATAATTTATTTAGATAGAGCCTAGAATCCTTGTTGTGTAAGGGTCTAGGCTTTTTATCTTTTGATTCATTACATGTTCATTTGTAGATGGAATGTAGAGGGAGGATTACCCAAGTTTGGCTGAAGGGGACGGTCTCGAAAACCGTTAGGCGAGTAACATCGTGCAAGGGTTCGAATCCCTTATCCTCCGTACTGAGAAGCAGTTGAGTTATTAGTTGCAAATAAAACGACAGAGACGTACACTTAAAGTAGAAAAATACTTAAGAAGAGGTGTCTATTATGTCAAACTATGAAGAAAAAGAAGCGCAAGCATTAGTAAAAATTGCCGACGTTTTGAACAAATTGGATGCAAGTTTAGAAGAGTTGGCCTCGCTAGATGAGGATACAAAAAAACATAGTATGAAGAAATGGATTGTTGAAAAAAAGCCATTCATGAGATTAAAAAAATTGCACACGAAGCTGGTAAGTATGACAAGTATGATGAAAAAGAATTAGAAAAAGAAATGGATCTGTTGGAAAAGTTTATGTAAAAAAGCGCTAGCTTTTGTTCAACAGTTATTTAAGTTTGAGTCTAGAATTAATCGTTTTGATTTTTTCTAGGCTTATTTTTTATGAAGTAAGCAAATCGTATCGGGAGAGGTATTGAATTAAGAAATAAAGCATGTATTGATTCAGAAAAAAAGTTGTAGTAAAATGTTCGTCACAACTACTTTTCTTCTGATTTCATAGAAGGAAAAGTTGGAATAATGAATTGAGAAGAGTCGATTTTTAGGAGATGATTTTAGGTGACTTTTTATCAATTATTGCAGTTAGATCCATTTATTTTAAAACAAAAAATTCATCAAGCGGATACTAAAAAACAGCGGAGATATTTTTGGCGCGCCTTGTTAATAAGGGATATCTTATTAGTTTCGTTTGCGATTTTATGGGTGTCGACGATTACTTTTTTCTTTGGAAAAGCTGTAGCGCCTTTTTCAATTGTATTATTTTGTTTGCTGTTGAGTATCCGTTTCGTCTCATATGGCTACAGGGAAAAACAGGCCTTGCTTAGTTTAGGAATCGTGTTAACAATTCTAGGTGTTAGTCCATTAATTTCACTGATTTCTGTATCATTTTTACAATTGGGCCTTCATTTTATCTGCTTGCTGGCATTGTTTTTCTTAACTGGTAAAAACCCTAAAATGGGTAATCCTGGCTTGTATACGTTCTCCTACTTATATTTAGTTGGCACGGTTCACTATCAATCGTTTCAGCAATTAGAACAAACTTTCTTTGTATTAGTGTTTGCTTATCTACTTTTAGCTTTTGTTTATCATGTGAAACATAAAAAATTGGATCAAGAGATTACTTTTATACAGATGGTTACAGAAAATGGTTTTTTTAATCAAAGAAATATTTGGTTTGGTTATTACGCTTTAGGCATTAGCTTATTACTTTTTATAGGAACGCACCTTCAGATTGACCGCTTTATGTGGGCAACATTTGCTAGTTCGTCATTATTTTCTGGGTATGATACGTTTAAATTGTCTGAACGAGCAAAAGAACGAATAATAGGGGTCGTTATTGGTTCTCTAGTATCGGCTATCTTGTTATTTTATATACCAACGAACCTACTTGGTATTTTAGGAGGACTTTGTTTAGGCTTATGCACATCTTATAAAAGTAAAACGATTTTTAATTGTGTTGGTGCTATCATGGCAGCTTCTATGATATTTGGGCTAGAAACAAGTCTTTACTTAAGAATTTTGTTAAATATGTTGGGGCTAGCTTACGGTTTGCTTTATCATTTTGTCTTTGTAAAAACTATGTCCTATTGCAATCGCAAGGAGTGGCTGAAATTGTCTGAATAAAAGGAGCCTAACATTCTTTCTTGAAAGAATGTTAGGCTCCTTAGACATTTTTGTTTATATTCCATATTATCAAATTATATGCATGCTGTTAATCAATGCCCAACTGCTATATCAAATGTCGCAATTTTTGCTGAGCCAGTAGGTACAAGGTCTAGTTCCACTTCGTCAAACCTATTGCCATCAACTGGTATCCCAAAGTAAATGGTAGATGGTCCAGTTCTACTTTTATAGATTATTATCTATTAGTATACCTAAATTTCTATTTAATTCGTAATGACTGACCAGGATAAAAAACAGAAGTTTCAATGCCTGGATTTAATGCTAATAATTCTTCTAAGGTTAAACCATTTCTTTCGGCTAACTGTCGCCCACCTTCACCACTTCGTACCGTATCGTATATAGGTTGGTCTGATTTAGAATTTTGTATTTGTTCACGAGAATCAGAGTTTTGTGGTGGTTGCTGTTCAGATTGTTCAAAAACTTGTTGAGTTTGAGTATTTCTTTCAATTAATTGTTCCAACGTAATATTACCTAGATAAGTGTATATTTGTCCATTAACAGTTAAAGTACCATCATTATTTTTCGTTACTGTTCGGGGCGTATTATTCAAAAGAAACGTCATTGTTTGATTACCATTCTCATCCACAGAAAAACTTACATTTTGAAGAGGAACATTCGATTGAGTTATGCTAGTGAGTGTTCCGTCAGCATTTATAAAAAATAAGTTATCACTTTGAGGAATACCCCAACCGCCTATAAAATCAGCTAAGCTAACTTGTGGTAGCGGTTCTTTAGTAGTAGATGAAGAGGTAGATTGGTTTGTTTCAGATGAGACGTTTTGATAATTAGAGCTGGTTTCTTCCGTTTTATCTTTTTGAGTGGAAGAATCAATACTTTTCTTTGTGTAAGGTTTCAAAACTAGTTTTGTTTGGTTATCAGAATTGTTTGTCTTAGTAGGAGTGAAAAGTAGATTTTGCTTTTCTTTTTTTATCTTGTAAGCTACTTCTTTTCCTTCATTTTTCCAACGAATTTGATTGTTTTTTAGATGGTATTTGACTTTGTATTCTATTTTATTTGCAATTTGTTTACCTAATTCTTCGCCTGCTTTTTCCAAATCATTTTTTGCAGTTGATGTGTGTTCATCTGTATTGATTTTGAAAGTAGCGGTATCTTCGCTGAATGATACAATCATTACTACTTCATCAACGTTGGAGTTTACGGCCCACTCGTTTGCCATTAGCTCTTTTGTGGTCACTTTATTTCTGCAAGAAGTAAGGTTCAGTAAGGATAAAAAAACAATCAACCCCAGTAAACTTTTTTTCAT